ACATTGTCCTCACTCATCACAGCAACCCACGACGAATCGTCAAGGTCAATGCGCAAGTATCCGGCCTCGCTCATCTCGTAGGCCTCAGTTCCTTCTAGTGCCATTTCATCACTCCTATCTTTGACCGGAAGGCCACACGCCCCCCGCAACATCAGTCTAACACCAAGAACGCAAACACCGCAAGTGCCGAGCCCCAGACTACAAACCGGAGCAGCTGCGCTCGTCGCTGCTTTCGGTGCCACGCTTCGGTATCGCGGAGATACTCGCGCTTCGTCCTAAGGCTTCGGATTGTTCCAATGTCCATCAGTCAAAGTCCTCATCGCTGAACGGGTAGCCGGCCTCATCAAGAACCGCTAGCGCGCACTCGGCAATCGCATTGCGGTAGTCGCCAAAGGTCGCGCGCTCTCCGGGGTAGAAGCCCCGGAAGTCCACATCAGGCAGGTCGTCCGGCGTAAGGCCGCACTTGGCCTCAACCTTCCGAGCTACGGCGACATAGAACTTGCTGAACGGAACCGCCAGAACTTCGTTTACATCACGGCTCATCGTTTACTCCTTCCTTCCTCTACCGGTAATCACCGGCACGAGAGAACAATAGCCCCAGATTCATCGGTCGTCAAGTCCGACACATCGAACGACTCAGGGCGACCGGCGGCCACCCACGCGTCAATCTCCGGCTTCCATTTATAGGCCTCGTCAATGAGGTCAATGATGGCGTGTAGCCTATCCTCACTATCGTCCTGCCACCGGAATCCGCCGCGCACAAGGGCGTGCGCGAAGTCCAACACATCAGTTTCGCTGTACGGCCAATCAACTAGCGTCATTGCCCCTCATCTCCTCTACTCCAAGCTCCTCAATAGCGGATACCTGAGAATCCATAAAGCACTCTACGCACAAGGCTGACTCACCCTGTCGTTCGTCCTCAACCTCAGTTCCGCACCAAACGCAAGCGTTCCTACTCACCTGATACTCCTTCCTTATGAGCCGCATACTCATCGGCTACTCTGCGAGCGTACTGCTTGGCTTCCTCAAAGTCAATAAAGACCTCGCCTTCCTCGTTGTCGTGATAGACGACCTCGAACCACGGATTATTGTGGAACTCAATCGCGCCGGACTTCTCAGCGTCAGCGAGCTTCTCGTCAGTATCAAGCCCCTTCGCGTCAAGGTCGTTCGTATACCGGAGAACGCTCGTGCTGCCGTCTGGCTCGGTAAAGTGAACCCTCATCTCGCCGTTGCGGTAGATGACGATTTCCTTATCGTCGGAGAACCACACCGGGTCGCAATCGTGATACGGCGTAAAGAAGGCCGCGTCGTTCCTGCTCATTAGTTCCACCCGACTTCCTGCCACGCGACAAAGCACTCGTCGCACAAATCCACCGACTCCTCATAGGCGTTCTCATAGCCGTTCCACCCATAGCGGAAAGGCCGCGCCTTCACTCCTGCGTGCGACCACTCAGGCCACCGGTTCGCATTGTCGCAAGTGCGGAACTCATCAAGGCCGTTGTTGTTCTGGTGCGTACCCTCGCCGCAATCAACGCAAGTACCACCGGACAACGGAACCTCACAACCACAACGGCACGCGCAGGTGCTTTCTTGTGGCTCACCAACCGGAATCTCAAACAAGTCCATCTGTCCTCTCCTTCCTTCCTCTGCCGGCAACTGCCGGTACAACGAACACTACACCCAACGGATTCACGCCGTCAAGTATGACGGGGAGCCGGCCGGACACCACATCTGGCCGACCCCCCAGCTTTCGCGCTACTGACGCTTATCCCTGCCTTACCACTATGGACAGCAGAGGCAACATCGAATCTCTCCTAGTTGCTGCTGACTCTACCTTCTCTGGTTAGGAGCCCAAGAGTCAGACCTTATCGTCGCGGGTAGTTTGTCTATCTACCAACTATCCGGCCTCTACCCGGAACGGAATACGAGAGTACACCCAAAGAGTAAGGGAGTCAAGCCCGAAGGCCTGACTCCCAGACCGGTAGCTCACCGGCCTTATGTCCTGAAACCTTCGGGAGCCGTCGCCCCCAAAAGTTTCAGTAGACTATTCGCTTCCGCCGGTATTGGCCTAAACCTTCCGGCTTCCACTTACAATCTTGCTCTCCCGCATTTACAGCAGCGATTAGAGCCCATCACTCGCCTGAACCACTTCGCATTTATTCGGCTGCGTGCTTTGTTCCTAACACTCTCACCTAGTCGGTAACGTCTCCTAGGATCTCTCCCGACATAAGGAGTTTCTCACAGCCGTATCATGCCGTCAAGTAAGGCAAGGATAAGAGAGTTATAAGGTTTCTTAACTATTGCGAGGGGGTGTGGGGGAGGCCGGCGCGCGTGTATACGGCCACGACAATGTTATCGAGCTACAAAAAGAAGCCCCCGGTGGGAGGACTCCACCGGGGGGATAGGACTCGCGGGGGGGAGGACACCCCCCTACGAATCGTAGTTAGTTCAGGGTGCTGCTGTCCTCAAACATACTCGGCTTCTGTGAACGGATACTCGTGAACGCGCCGTTCGCCCCGACGACCAGATGGTCTAGGAACTGAACATCAAGCAGCGTTGCGGCCTTCGCCACATCAGCCGTGAGCCTAATGTCCTCATCAGACGCGTCGCACTCACCCGAAGGGTGATTGTGAACGAGCGCGAACCCGACCGCCCCCATCATCAGCGCGGAGCGGAGCAGTTCACCAATCCGCACCGAAGTTCCGGTCGCAGTACCAGAGTAGATACGATGAATCCCAAGCAGGTTGTTGCGACCGCCAACGGCGACAACGAACAGAGCCTCAGACATCTCCGTATCCGCGAACTCACGGAACAGCGCAACCAACTCGCGTGGCGAGGTGATGATGGCCGACTTGTTGCTCAACTTCTTGCGAACGACCGAATACTCATAGTCCGACCACATACCGGTTTCCGCGATGCTATTAGGCTTCCTCTTTGCCATAAGTCCTCCTACTGAGCCTTGACGAGAATCTTAGTGTCCTCGTTCTCAGGCAAGTCTACCACTAACGCGTAGTAGTCGCAATACTGCTTGATAAGGTCGAGTGCGCGCTGGCCTCCTGACCATCCCAGATGGCACTCCTCCGGCTCTCCCTCACGATTCTGGTCGTGATAAAAGAAATACATTGGGTCGCTAACTTCATCCTCTTGCGCCATCAGGCTAATCTCCGCAGCTGAACAAGTATTACAGCACCACCGGCCTACCTTCTCTGGCCCCATTACATAGGCCTCGGTATCGGTATGAAGGCGAAGCAAGATGTCGTCTAGTGAATCCCAGAACTCAATGTTGCTCATTAGTACACCCCCGTTCCGCCGCAGCCGCACGCGCCTTCATCGCACATCACGCCTTCGGCAACAATCATCGCGCAGCCAAACTTCTCGGAACGCTTCTCCTCACAAGCCTCGCAATAGCGCGATGCCACTCCTGACCAGTTGTTATCCGCCCAATACGCCATCGGCCTATCGCAGAAGTCGCACGATGCGGTAGCTACCAAATGCTCGTTGCTCATCTTTGTCCTCCTTACTTCCTCACCCAACCGGGCTACGCCTAACACTAATGGATAGGCGTAGCCAAGTCAAGTTTTACTTACTGCCGAACGAGGCCTCAATGCGCTCCATCATCTCAACCTGCTCACGATGAAGCCCCGGCACGCTAATCTCGCGCTCCTCGCCATACTCACGAATCCCATCGCGCTGATACATCTTGCCCTCAACAAAAGTCCACTCCCAGAACGCGCCATCCTCGCCTGTCCACTCATACTCGCCATCCTCAATGAACGGCGCAGCGGCGGCAAAGAACACTTCCTCCTGACCGGACTTATTGTCGTAGCAGGTAATCACGAGGTCGCCGTGGTGATCCATCGTCTCAAAACCCAACTGCTCAAACACGGCCTTCGTGTCTGCGAGTTCACGGAGGTCGGCTGGCATCCACGAGAACCACGACGAGTGCTGCTTGCCGCCGCTGTACGACCCGCCGCGCTTCGCGCTGTCCGGTGCGTCGTTGAGTGCCATCAACGCTTCATAGGCCGCAGCAAGATTCTCCTTCTTGATGACCAGATGACCATTGCCACTTACATAGTATCCCATTGCGTACTCCTTCCTACTTCCTCACGGCAAGCGCCGCAGAGCAATACTAATCTAGTGCGTTGTAGCGGTCAAGTACCCGAATCCAATGGTCGGCGTTGGTGTGCCGGTCAATGATCGTGTACTTGATGTTCAGCTCCCCAAGAGAGCGCACGAGCAATGATGCGTCGGCATCCTCCTCCAAGAATAAGCGGTCGCCCTTCTGATAGGAATACGAGGTGATAAGCCCCTGAATCCCAAGCATCTCTACAAGCTCACGCTTCACTTCGAGCCAGCCGTGTGCCGGATCGTGGTGATAAGTGATAACCAAGTCCTCCATAGAACCTCCTACCGGCTCGTAAGCCGCCATACATACACGGTCAGAAGCCCGACCAGCAACCAGAATAGCACGATCACAGGACTTCGCAACCTTTCAGGTCGGCACAAATGCGCAGGTACTCCTGCCACGCACGGACTTCCTTGACCCAGAGGCCTACCTGCTCGTCGTTGTTGAGTTCTGGCTCATCCTTGACGACCTCGATAACCGCAGCGCGAATCTCTAAATCGTCTTTCGCAGCAAGAGCATCCGCAGCATCCTCGCACTCCCAGTCGCGGATGACCGTACCGGAGTTGTCGTACAAGGCCTCATTGAGAAAACCTACGCCAAGCTTCTCGTTGAGCTGGCGCAGAATACCCATCCCCCAGATGTTCATTCGGTAGTAGGCCGTGTTGCGCCAATAGCCCGGCAACTCGCCGTTGTCGCCCAACACCCACGGCGTATTCTTTTTGGCGTACTCGTGCGACTTCTCTCTGTCCTCTCGCATTGAGTAAATGTCGTATCCCATACTTCCTCCTACAACTTCCTGCCG